ATTTAGTAATGACGGAAGCAACTTACCTTATACAGATGTCTCAACTTCTTTTGATGATAATGAGATTATAAATGTTTACGAATGGCAGAGAAGTGGTGGCTCAATACAATACAAAGCCGATACTAATTCTGTTTTAAGATACAGAGCAAAAGAGTTAAATAAATCTACAATAAATATTTCAGACGCAGATGTTTTGTCTATAATTGAACAGAAGATAGCAGAGACATCTTTACCTATTGTTAGAATTGACAACTTGACTTGCAATCCTAGAGAGAACACGTCTCTTTGGGAACAAGTTTTAGGTAGAGAGTTCGGAGACAGAATATCTGTTAAGATAGTCAATGTGGACGGCAGTAGCTTTACAGATGAGCTATGGATTGAGTCAATAGCACATAGTGTTAATGCTTCAAGTCAAAGTTGGTCTTGGACGGCTACATTAAGTCCTGCAGGAAGCTCGGCTTGGATATTAGGTCAGGCTAAACTAGGAGAAGGAACTAGATTTGTTTATAGTTAGGAAGGTTTATTAAATATGGCAGGTGCAGGTTGGAAAAGTTATAGCACAGGAGATTTAATTAGTGCTACAGAGTTTCAGACTTTTATACAAGACCAAGTAATACAAGTGTATGCAGACGCAAGTGCGAGAGATACTGCATTAGGCACTTCTGACGCTGAGGGTATGTTTTGTTTTCTAAAAAATGACGGCTCAGGTAACAAAGTATTACAATTTTATAATGGCTCAAGTTGGGTCAATTTTATTGGCGAAGGAGACATTACAGGTGTTACGGCAGGAACAAACTTATCAGGTGGTGGCTCATCAGGTGCAGTAACAGTCAATTTAGCTATTGATTCAGAAGTTGCTTTTGCCGACCAAGTAGCAAGTGCAATAGTATTAAAAGATTATTCAGAAACAGATGTAGCATTAACTTCATCATCAAACGCACTAGCAATAAATTTAGCCAATGGTAATACAGGAAGTATTACTCTTACAGAAAACATAACAGATTTTGATTTTACAAATGTACCAACTAATGGTGTTTCAACATTTACACTACAAATAACACAACACGCTTCAAGCTCAAAGACAGTAGCAATTAATCAAATTACAGTTAATGGTGGTGGACACGTTACAGGCAAAACGGCAGGTGGTGGTGGATATACAGTTTCATCAGGTGCAAATGCAATAGATTTAGTTACTTTTTTATTTTTTGACGCAGGAACTCCATTAATAAACGCATTACAAGAATTTAGTTAGGAGTCTTTATGCCTTTAGGTAGTGCAAGATTTGGTCTAAGTGGTGGTGCAGTTCAAGATTTAGTATTAATTCAAACACAAACACCTAGTGCAGTTGCAAATATAGATTTTACAAGCATTAGTGAAAGTAAATACAAAATTCATTTTGTAACTTATACTCTTAAAGGTGCAAGTTTTGAAGAATTTGGTTGTAGATTTATAGAGAGTGGAACTGTTGAAAGTAGTAGTGTTTATAAAGAAGGACATTTTATAATATTGTCGCAGGGTAACAGTGAAGATAGTAACGCACAGTTACACGATAGAAGTACTTCAAGAACTTCCATTAGAATTGGCGAAAGTTCGGCAAGTGCAGTAGGCGAAGGTGGTAGTGGTTATTTTTACATATACAACGCAGGAGATAGCAACTTATATACTTCTATAAGTAATCATCATTTAGGACTTAACAATAGTAACAACATATCTAAATCACACGGTGGGGGAACTATGAATCAAAAAAGCACAGTAGACGGATTTAGAATTTTTGGTAAAAATAGTGGTAGTAATCTTACAGGAACAATTTCTTTATATGGAGTTTCCTTATGAGTATAGAAAAAATTAAATCAGTTGAATTAACTACAGGTGTTCAAACTATGCAGATAGATGATATATTTTCTACTGATTTTACTTTATATAAAATAGTTGGCGTTGGAATAGTTGGACAGAACTCAACTGATACAGGTACAAATATGAGATTAGTAAAAGCGTCAGATGGTAGCGTAGAGAGTGGAAGTGTTTATGAGTATGCAATATATAACTTAAAAGCTGAAGCTAGTTTTTCTGACAGTGAAACAACAAACGATACTCGGTGGTTTAACACTTTTGGTGGCTCAGATGATAGTGGTAGAGCAGGTAATGGTGTAATTTATGTTGGTAATCCATTTCAAGCATTTTCAACTGCTTGTATTTGGGAAAGTACAGAATACAATTCAGACAATCATAGGTCTAGGTGGGGTATTGGTAGAATACAAAACACAACTTCTTATGATGGAATTGTTGTTGATATGAACGAGAGTGCAAGTAGAATTGGTGGTGGAAAACTTGTGGTGTATGGAGTATTATGAGTAGTTTTGTTCAACTAAGTACGGCTACTGCTAGTAATAGTGGCTCAGTTACATTAACAGGTATAACAAGTGCTTACAATGTCGCAGTTTTATTTTATTCTGATGTCGTTCCTGCTACTGATGGTGCAGATTTAACAGGTAGATTTACACAGAGTGGAAGTCCAAACTCAAATAGTAATTATGTTATGGGTTTAGCTTACGCTAGAAGTGATAGGTCTTTTATCTCAAGTTCAGGGGATAACTTAGGACTTGCAGGTAGAGATTCTATGAGTATGTCAGGCTCAACAGACAATTCAAGCACTTCAGGTCATCACGGTGTTGCTTATATATATTCTGCTAATGACAGCAGTGATAATACTAAATTAGTTATATATAACAATTATCTTTCTTCAGGTGGTACGCAAATAATGTTGGGACAGTTTGAAGGGGCAATATTAAAAGAACAAACTACTGTGGACGGAATACAGGTTTTCTTTGATAGTGGTAATATAACAAAAGGAAATTTTGTTTTGTACGGTATCAAACAATAATTTATAATGATAATATAGGAGAGTTATGGCTACAAAAGAAGAACTACAAGCATTAGCAGACCAAGAAATTGAAGACGCTAAACCTTTAAATAAATCAGTCAATGGTGTTGTTTCAGAATTTTCTGATGACGATTACGCACAAGCTAAAATAGATTTAGGTAATAGCAAGTGGAATGCACAACAGTTTGGTTATATTGAAGCTAGACAAAATGCTTACCCTTCATTTGCAGACCAACTTGATGAAATTTACCATAATGGAATAGACGCTTGGAAAGTAATTATTAAAAAAGTTAAAGACGACAATCCAAAACCTAGCTAATGCAAAGAAGAAGATTCCGTAAAGAACAACACGAATGGACTTACGAAATTACTTACAATGGGAAGGTAAAAAGATATGAAACTTGATGTATTGAGATTTCAATATGGAATTGACGCAACAAATAGTCTTTTGTTTGTGGATTCTGTATTTGAATGTTACGGTCTCGAAGATGAAATCAGATTAGAGAAGAAAATAATGTCTGAAACTGCAATACCTGAAGGCGAATACGAAATAAAATTTAGAACTGTTGGTGGCTATCATACACGAGAAAAAGCAAAGTATGATAAGAAGTTTGGTGTAGGTTGGCATAAGGGTATGTTGGAACTACAAGATGTGGAGAATGATAAAATGTCCTTCAAGTATGTCCTTATCCACTCAGGAAATTCGGACGAGAATACGGCAGGGTGTTACTTGGTCGGGCAAACTCAACAAGATTTAGATATGAGTAAAGACGGATTTATCGGCTCGTCAAGATTGGCGTATGAATCCTTATATCCAAAAGTGCGAGACGCATTACTTAATGGAGAAAAAGTAACAATGAAATTTCAGAATGTAAATCTAGGCAACGAGATTTCTAACAAACAAAGCCCTGATATGATTAGCCCTTCAATGCTCAAAGAAGATATATCTGAGATTAAGGGTTTGATGATACAACTTTTTGCTAAACTAGAAGGCAAACACATAACCTAATCAAAGGACAACTTGCATTTAATATGTCATATTTGCAACCAACCCACCAAACTTTATAAAGTTGGTTATAAGTGTGTCTATAAAAAATGCAAACTATATGGTAAAGTGTTATATGGCAACCCACAAATTAAGGAAGAAGAATAGTGAAAGATAAAAATTATTGGAAATTTATTATTACTAAAGCGTTCCGTACAGGGTTGCAATCAGCAATATCTTTGTACTTAGCACAATCTTCAGGAATCATAGACGCAAATATTATAGAATTAATCGGTGTTGCTTTTATGAGTTCTGCATTAAGTGTTATTCAAAACGGCTTAGAACAATATAAACCAAAGCAGACATTCGATAATAAATAGAAGGTGCTTAACCTTAAGAAGTTAATTTGTATTACTTCTGTGTGCTTTATAGCAGTACCTATTACTGCTTTTGCAGATGAAGTTACTGTTACAGAGACCTTTAACAATCAAGAAATTAACGAAGATATACAATTTTTGTATGGTGGTAATGATACAACTGTATCTGCAAGTACAACTCAAGACCCTGAATGTGCTAGTACAACCAATGCAGGAACAATAGGCATTGAAGATTTAGATTGCTTTGGTGGTATTTACTTTGGTACAGATAGATTTCAACTTGGTATAAGAGCTAGTGCAGACACTCTTACTATCGCATTCCCTAATTCAGATAGTAAAGCAATCACAGAAGTTGGCTTTGTTTACAATGCAAGAGAAACTACAGGCACAGGTACAGTTTATTTTGCTAACAATGAAACTCAGACAATTAA